CACTGAGGTCACACCGGCTGGTGCAACCCAAGGACCTGTAGCAGTAATGCGTACAGTTTTCTCTGTCATAGCCGCGCCACCAGTTGAGGGCGCTGGGAATACGGTTACGCTCATTAGCTAATCTCGCTCCCGAATAGTTGGAATGTCAAACTATTGCCAGTTGATGATTTAACTGTAACGATGTCAGCTGCGTCTACGGTCAAACCAAGAGTGAATGCCGCTGTTGTGTTAGCTGCAATTGGTGCGTCAAAGATAATGGCGTTTAGGTGAGCCGTTGCCGCGCCGTTTATTCTTGCCCAGACTCTAGCGTTAGCTGCTGTGCCAGTTACGTTTGTGATTGTCAAAGTTGAAACAATTGTTTGTGTTGCCGCTGGGACTGTGTAAACATCAGTCTCCGCTGTGGTGGCCGGGTGTGCCTGTCCAAGTATTTTGTATGCGATTGCCATGTTTTTATGCTCCGATCAAGAGAATTGGGCTGAGTGAATCTGGGACTGCCGGCGCTGTCGAAACCCAGCTGGTGCCGTTGAATACTTCTAGGATTTGGGTCGATAGCAAGTAACTGACCATGCCCTCGGTTGTTACACCTGAGAGGGCAGAGCTGCGAGCGGCCGAGTCGGCAAAGACCATGACGCTCTGATCCATTAGGTAGTTTTGGACTCGAGACGCTGGGAGCGTCTGTCCGTTTACAAAGTCAAACCAGCCGGCCATTTAGAACTCTTTCCATGTCTCTAGGGTAGTGAACCAGTTATTTACATCTATGCTATGACGCACCCTGGTTATTGTGTAGTTAGTCTGTATGTCAATGTTATCTGTGACGTAGTACACGCCAACGTAATCGCCAGGCATGAACTCGACGGCCTCTGTTAGATCGCGGTTTCGGTCGATTGCCGGTGTGACTACACTCTGCACTCGGGTGATTGGCTTGGGTTGGAATACGGCGTTAGCCCAAGAGTCGGCGTCAAGAGTCGTTGCCAGGTCGACAGAGAAGTCTTCTGAGCGTTGCCCGAATAGGTCGATTGAGTCCTGGTCAGTGTAGAGCTGACTGAACTTCGGGTCGCCCATGAACTCATACTTTTGATTGACGACGACTGTGTTGTAGATGTCCTCTGATTGAGTCACAGAGTCTAGGTCTGCCATGCACAAGTGGTTCGGGTCGCCATGGTTATTGCCAACTGTGTAGACCGGCACTCCGCTAGTTGCTCGAGGTCTGTAAATCAGGTAGCCGGTGTTTGGGTCAATGTGAATGAAGCCAAGGCCAGTGGTTAGACAGTCGGCTGCTACCGCGCCAAAGGTTGTGTTTAGGGCTTGTGTGCCGGTCATGTACCATTCTGGGTTGATACTGAAACTATCGAATGGGATAGTGAATCCTGTCGCGGCTACTTCGTCGATTGCCAACTGGATAGCCTCGCTTGGTAGCAGAGGTGTTGACGGTAGGTAATCGAATCGACGGTTTACAAGCAAAGCCCAAAGGTCCGTCGCGTCGATTGTTATTTGGTTCTGCTGGTCTGGTGCATAAGTGACGTCGATGTTGTCGACCGTTCCGTACCAGAGAGTGCGATCGTAGCCAAGGCGCGAGAGGCGGACTCGAATCTCTGTGCCTGGGCGAATGAATGAATAGTTGTTTGGGTCGAATGTCCAACTTTGCAGCTGCAGGTTTGCTTGGCCTGAGTCGGCTTGAAAGTAAACGTTTGAGGCTATGGAACCGCCAATGCTCATCTGCACTCGGTTGACTTCACAGGCGAGGTCTTGCCACTCGAGTGTGCCTGAGCCGTCTGTGCCTAGAACGTCTGGGCCGTCTAGCAAACTAACGCCAAGGACGAATACGTTTGTTACGCCTTGAGGTAGCAACATCTCGACTTTGAGGTCGGTGGCTATGTCAAAGTTATCTATAACGGCCATGGCTACTCTTTGAGTGCTCTCAGCGACCCGGTGTAACCGTTTCTAGTTGCCTGGTTCAAAGTGTTGACGATGTCCTGTGCGTTGACCTTTGGCGTGTTGATAGTGATGTTCACGTTGCCTCGAGCACCTGGCGCTGGTGTGCTTGGAGTGGGAACTTTGCCTACTGGTGCGACTCCAAAGGCTTGTCTGAAACCGTCAAAGGCAGCGTCACCTCTTTTGCCACCCGAATAAATATTAGTTTGTTCCGCTAGTGCCTTACCTTGCAAATATCCACCGGCTGCTGAACCAGCTGCAGCAGCGCCCACAATTCCAAATGAGGCCAATAGGCTTCCTGCTGAAGCTGCTTTCATTAAACCGATAGCGGCTGTGACGCCGTCGATAGCCGTCTTGATTCCGTTGATACCGTCGATAGCGCCCTTGAACGCTACGAGGCCAATTACTAATGGAGCGAGCCAATCTTTGTTTGCCATAGCCCATTTGGCTACGCCTGCTAATTGAGTAAGTACATCGTAGGCGGCGTCTGCAATTTCTTTTAGTTGCTTTTGTCCTGGAGGGGACATCATCCACGTGGCGAAGTCGTCAAGGATTGGCAAGAGAGCCGTCCCCAGTCGTTCCTGAATCTCGCCAAAGATAACCTGCATTCTTTGGTATGGGTCTAGGTTCGCTGCCTCGGTGGCTGCGCCTTTAAATGCTGCGCCCATTTCTGCGATTGGATCCTTGGAACCTTTGAGGCTTGGGATAAGTTTTGCCAGCGCGGCGTCGTTGCCCTCGAGGGCTTTTGCCATGGCTTGTGTGACGGTGTCTAGGTCTTTGCCTGTGGCTGCGCTGGCGTCAAGCGCAATCTGCATGAGTTCGTTAGATCGAGTGACGTCACCGGTGGCAATAAAGAGTTTCTGGAATGACGGTCTCAGCTTGTCGTCGGCTATGCCTGCCTGAATTTGCATTTTGGCAATAGAAGCCTCGGCCGCTTTGACAGAGTCGTCCGTTGCTTTGCCAGTGTTAATCATTGCTAGGGCGAGAAGCTCCTGGCTTTTACGGTCTTCGATTGCGGCTTTGGTTGCTTCCTCGATTTCGTTGGCTAGGACTCTGAAAGATAATCCAATACCAATAGCTGCGAAAGCCTTACCGATTTTCTTGCTAACGTCACCGGCTTTTTTCTGCATGTCGGTCAGAGAGCCTTGTGCGCCTTGAGTAGCCTGGGTAAGTTTCTTAAACTCGCCCAGGATTTCGACGTTAAGAACTAAGCTCATCTGCCGTTCCTCTCTTCATAGGCTTCAACAAAAGCTATGTACTCTAGCAGCGTCAGAGAGCGGTACACTTCGGGACTTAGTCCCGTTGCGAGACAGAACTGAGCCATTCGGTCAGCACTCTCTTTTAGGCTGGTGCTTTTGGGTCGGCAAGGTACTCCGTTACCCAGTTAGTTGCTTCAGTGAATGTCATTGAACCAACTGCTTCAATCTTGGCATTCTTGTCTGTGCGTAGCTGCAATAGCCACACCAAGAACTTCAATGCTCGCCCAGGGAACTCGCCCTTAGCAAACAAAGTGTTTACCGATGATCCGGTTAGTTTCTCAAGCTGCTCAATTTCGTCCATGGTTAGAACGTCGAGAATGGTTTTTTCGCTACTCATCTGTGCCTTTCGTAGAGTTTGTGTCTATTAGTTTAGTTATGTTGCGGTAATAGTTTTGGTAGACCTCGTCGCGCGTGATACCAAGGGCCTTGATAAAGAATGGCTGTGGCTTGATATTGCGCTTGAACCAACCCCAGTGAATCGGGTTGGCATAAGGAACTTTACCGTTGTTACCCGCGGACACGCTAACTTTGTTTAGGGCTTTGGAAGTCCTAATGCTGTTGCGTAGATTTCCTGTCCTGACCGGGACGAGGTTTCGGGCTTCGCGAGCAACTATCTCACCAGCGTCGTTACCAGCTTGTTTGATTTCAGCTGCTTCGACACCGATAGCCTGTAAGGCTTTGATAGAACTGCGAAGACCCTTGACCTTGATTCCCGAGGTGTTGGACATTCTTTTGTTATGCGGTTACTTTTTCTACGCCGTAGTAGAGGTCATTTGCAACATCGAGGCCAGTGTTCTTGACTCGTAGGGTTACAGAGAACTGGACTACTTCGTTCGAAGTTAGGTTTAGCGGTGGCAACTGGTTAAAGACAACGTTTCCCTCGTAGTGAGGTTCGTTGGCTGTCGCGACTGCGTTGCCGTTAGGTGCGATTAGGAATGTTGCGTCTGAGCCGAAGTTAGTCCATAGAACCTGGTACAAAGAGCTAGCGTCGCCTGAAGTGATACCAGACAAGGTAAGAGCCCACTCGCCGCCAACACGAACCTCACAGAAAGTCTGGACGTCGCCAGGGGCGTCGCCTAGCTCTAGTACGACTGAGTTAGCGTCGCAAGCGTAGTCGGTGCCTGCAATCTTGAAGAGAATGTTTTGCGCCGTAATGCGCGTTGATGCAGCCATTTCTGGAGCCTTTCTAAATTGTGATCTGCACGTCTGTTTGCACAGAACAAGCAAGATACTCGGTGTTATTGGTTTGTAGGTTGAACGGTTGGCCTGCACTTATCATGCGGGCGTAGCCGGGCAAAGCGTTTATGACTGACTCGAGGAGCTCGTCAAGTCTTTCCGTTGCCAGTTTGTTTGTAGCCGTAGCTGCAACACAGACAAGTTCAAGGTTCATGGTGTATTCGGAACTAATGCTCGAGGGCCTTAGATACGGTACTCCACTGTTCATGATTACAATCGGCGGTGTTATGCGCTCTGGCACATAGTCCAGAACGTTTATTCCGCCTGCTACTAGATCAAGTTTGAACTCGACCTTTGCGGCTGTAATCTCGTTTGTCATACTCCAAATTTCGTGTAGGGCTGGAGTAGTGGGTAAACGGCAATCATCGGATCACGTGCAACGCGAACCGGTGTTCCGTCCATTGAGGCGAACTGTGCAACGCCTTGTGGAGCGGAGCGACGGTGGAAGAGTTCCGACGAGGCGATGTAAGTCGCCTGGTCTTTGATGTCGTTCGGAACCGTAGTGACTGCGCCAATGTAGCGAGTGACCAGGGCGAGCCCTGCAGCCAAACACTCAGTGGGGAAGTCTACTTCTTCGGTTCCGACATACGCCTGGAACTCTGCCAACGTCACAGCCATTTGAATTACGCGGTTACGTCTAGCTTGACGATTGCACCGAAACGTGGAACTGCAATGGCCATGTAGCCGTATACAGAAACGCTGTCGGTTAGCGTGGTGATGTCGCCGTCGGTTAGACGAACTGGAGCGCCTGCTGACTCCATGGTGATAACAGCTGCGCTGTTAGCCATGTATACAACGTTTGCACCGATTGCTGGGTCAACGATGATTGGTAGACCAAATACTGAACCTGCAAGTCCAGGGATATTGGCGGTACCGATGTTGTTGATTCCGTTGCCGTCTGACAATAGGACTGGGCGTCCGTCGCCTGCTGCAATGGTAGCCAACTGCACATAGCCGCTGGTGCCGGTGAGAATGAACTCTGGGCGTAGACCGGTGTTTGTGAAGATGTAAGCTGCACCGTTTGCGATACCAGTAGCCAATGAAGCTGCGGTTCCACCGTCGGCGTCAAATTCCTTACCGTTGTAGTCGAGTGCAGCTAGAGCGGTTACTAGGGCACCGTTGGTTGCGCCTGCATAAGCAAGTGCTAGACCCTGGAATACCTGGTCTAGGGTGTTGACCTGTGAACGCTCAACATACTGACGTGAGAACGAGGTGTAACCACCGTAGGTCTTCACTGGAGTTGAAACGGTCTCGAAAGTCAAGTTACCGAATGATAGGGCTTCGTTCTCTGGGTCCTGCTGACCAACTGCGAGAGTGTTCGCGTCAATCTTTGAGTATTCAACGGTTAGACCGGTTGCAGGCAATGCTGCGCGGCTGAATGCTGAAACGGTTGGGCGGTTGTTCGCGATCAAGGTGTTGATGTAGCCGAACCATGGTGCGACTACTGCAGCGTCAGCTGAAGTTGAAGCGGTGCGAGCGAACTCTTGTGCCTTGATGTCGCCGGCCACAAGAGCCTTAGCGAACTCACCCTGTGAACGGAATTCCGCTCCCAATGGTGCTGGTGTTGCGACGGTCTGGCCGGCCTCGACGAGGCGGCGGATTTCCGCAACTTCGTCCTGTACGGCGCGAACGTCAAGTTCAATGTTTTCTGGCATTGAATTATCCTGTTCTTCTGGTTGCGGTTCGCTGGTCTCGGCAGGGGTTCCGCCGTCCTCTCGAACCTCGGTTATGTTTGCCCCGGCGAATGCTGGGAACGGCACGACTGAGACCTCTTTTAGAGTGACTTTTGTACGTGTAACTGTTGAACCGTCGCGCTCACTTTCGAGCGGAACGAATCCGACAGAGAATTTATTCAAGACGCCGTCGCGCATGAGGGTCATAACCTCGTTGCCTCGAGC